CTCCATGACCTTATCGAAGATTTTCTTTCCGAATTTGTACAGAAAGACTTTCCCTTCATTCTCAGGATGTTTAGGGTCAGCTACCACATAGATGTTTGTGTAGTAGGACAACTTCCGTTTCTGTTTACGGGCAGTCTCTTTGTCTGCCTCTGAACCAGAATTCCAGAGTCGGCGATTCATTTCACCAACTGGATCATTCTTATTGATGGTAGTGAGACTATTCTCAATGTACCATCCGCCTGGTCCCTGAAACGAATGAGAGAACATCCTTATCCAAGGAATCTCTTCTCCTTCTGGAGCCGGAAGAAATCGGATAACCGCAAAACCATTACCCGACTTGTCCATTTCTGGTTTCCAGAATCGGTCATCGTCAAATGATTTGGTTTCGGGTGAACTCTGTTTCTGGAATTCATCCAGAAGAGTGTTTAGGTTGGACTGTTTTTTGAGTGCTGAAAACGACATATTTTTCCTTTCGTATTATCGTATTATTAGTATTAACGTATGAATGAAGAACCAGTGGAGACTCCCCCGAGCCCAGGTTCATCCCCTTATTGGCTCTTCTGGTTCTCATCCATATTTATGTGAACAATGCCCCCCAACTACAGGGAAACAATGTATCACAATGTAATGCAATCTTATCTGCGACTTCTTTAGACTCTTTTTGAGCATCTTCAGAACACCTAAGATTACATACCCTTGCAAATGCATAAAGTGTACCAGACCAGTACCACTCTGTCATCATACTTTGAGGAAGTATCATACGAGCTTGTTCTGGAGCAACTCCAGCATCAATCATCGTATTGTAGTTCTTTAGTGCAATGTTCTCCACTTCAGATTTAAGAGTATCGGTTCTTCTATCACGATTTACCCATTCAATCGTATTCTCACTGGAACCTTGTTTCTTATCAACTGGGCGACCTCTCCAAACATCCACATCGTAGAACTCTGGTGGAAAGTCTACATACCTTCTGCTAATTTCATTCCAAGTCAACCCTATTTGATGTTTGACTAATTGTCTTGCAACAAATACAGGAGCTTTGATATGAAACTGTACTGAACAGTGTCCAAATGGAGACCAATGATTATGGTCTGCAAGATACTTAATAAGTTTTGCATCACCATCTGTGAACTCTGTTTTCTTTTTACCGAATGATACACGGGCAGCGTTTACTACTGTAAGGTCACTGCCCATGTGGTCAATCAGAAAAACTTCTGATAACGACATTACCTACCTTTTTTAACTGAGGTTAGGACTTGCAACTTACGTTGCAAAAGAGCATTGTCATACTCCAAACGTCTTACGTCCTTCTGAAGACTGCCCACTCGACTTCTCAAGTGTGCAACTTGACGGACAAGATCCTCTGGATTCCTGCTCTTTCTTTTAGAATCGGCCATTAGACTTCTCTAAAAGGGTTGACTCCAATCGGGAGTTTTCAATATACACTAAACTGGTAGTGTACTGGTTTTTGGTAGAAAATGAAGACTCTCAGCTTCCACTTGAATCTTCTGTTTAAGTGATTTGTTCACTAATCTGCCTAGAGACTCTGGTTCTATGTTCTTTTCAGAACAATACTCTAGACACGCATCAATATAAGTTAGATGTTTCTCTTGAACCATTTCTTCAATGATTGTAGAGAACTTTGTTGGAGTCAAAAAATTTAATTCCATAATTTAATGTTGAATGGTTGTGGGAGTCTTCTGTTCCCAAGTGACTCCCTGTACTCGGCTTTAATTATGCAGCTAGTGCATAAGAAGCAGATGTATAATCAGCGTTGTTTGCGATTATGGTTTGTGAATCTCCTCAGTTCCTTCACTTCCAATCGAACTCTGTTGCGGCCCCGTCATAAAAGCACAGCTTGCATAATCCAGATAAAAACAGATGCACTGCCTAGTATGACAAATGATAGGAATATAAGTTGTCCATCCATAGTGCTTTCCTATGCGTTTATGGTGGAGCCGATCGGAATCGCACCGATGTCTTAAAAGTTATATAAACTGTATCATTGACTCAGTTATATTTATAGTAACACACTGTTTTGCAAATGTCAAGTTATTTCTCACCATTTCTCAACATAATTCCTGACTGAACTTCCATGATACATTGAGGTAAAACACCAGCGGTAATCTCATCAAACTTTTTAATACTCTCAGGAGAACCACCTTCAGCCTCATGAAACGGCATAGAATGTCTTATTGCATCTATTACGCAACCACATACTGCACGTATATCATCAGGCCACATTCCCTCTGCGAGAGCTTGATTTTGTTCTACAGATTCCCAACATCCTGAAACAAATCCATAAAGATATGTCGTTGGATACCAGTAAGGAGTAGCTCCGTCTGGATGTGCATTTACACTTGTTACAAACAATAGTGCTACTCCTGTCAATAATATTTTAAATTGCATCTTTTGGATTTGGTTCTTGAGCTTTCATCCTCATCAATTGTACTTCTTCCATAGAACACTTGAAAGAAACATCATAAACGATTTGAGCATTCAAAGGGTCAATAGGTTGTTTATTGAAGTCTTTCATGAATGTCTCATAGTCATAATCTATAGACATAACATCTATGATGCATTTACAAAGACTATATAAATGCTCTGGTGGATATTTCATACGAACAGCTGGGTCATGAGACATTCGGGTAAAATACAAAGTTACCCAATAGTTTCTCTGGTCATCTGTCCATGTACTTACTTGTTCTGTCACGTTATCCGTGACAACTGGTGGCGGAGTTTCTTTAGGTAAACAACCAAAGAAAAACAGCGATGCACCAATAATGAATATTTTGGTTATAGTGCTCATGCAGCCCTTTTGGATTTATGGTGGGCGTAATCCCGAATAGACTCTCTAAGTAATTCGGTATAATCATCCACTCTCTTAATGAATGTTTGAGGTATTCCATCATCGGGAACTACAAAAATTATAAGTTGATTACATTCTATACCAGTACGTTCTGTAAACATCTTTGCATACGCCGTACCTTGGATAAAATAATTTTCAATCCACTCTTCTTTTTTCGCACTATTGGATGTCTTAAAATCTACTACAGATAATTTCCCATCCCATTCGGCAATCATGTCTACTGCACCAGCTACACCAAACTCATCTGAGTAGAGGTAGTCCTCAATACAGTATATCTTACCTATATTCTGTTCTAACTCTTGCACCGCCTCCAGAAACAGATACCATACGCCAGGATTCTTGGCAATTGCATCTGACCTGAATTTATCTACATCCGTTATTTGATTCAAGAAGTATTGTTCCAGTAATGAATGGAACTGAGTACCCCTTGTGGTTGAGCGTTTAGTTATACGATTCGCTTCTTCGTTACCTACACGTTTTCTCCACTCGTATATGGCCTCTTTTCCTCGTATTGATAGTATTGTTGTTATTGACGGATATGTATTTCCTTGTTCGTTTACGTAATGTCTTTCTCCTGCAATATTTTGTCTACTTAATTTTGGTATTCCTAGTACTTCGATATGTTCATATTTTTTTAGTATCACCTTATTATTCCTTCTTTGTATTCGACTTTACCAGCCACTTTCATTGCAGTCATACACTTTTTACGATTCTCCATGAGATTGTAACTACAGTGTACCCAGCCGCTGTTTGGGTCTTTTCCATCATAAAATTCTAGAATCAGTTGGTCGAATTCTAGATTGTCACGAATCCATTCTGCAAGGTCTGGATTCGGAATTTTAAAACTTTCAAAATCTGCCGCTTGGCCATGACAATGTTGACTCCTATCTGAACCACCCACTGCCTTATTCAAGTCTGGAGACCTGTAGCCTGAATTGACTGTAATGACTCCAAATTCATCTCGACATGGTTGAAGAATGTGAATTGCCAAATGAGTCAAATTTACCAAATGAGTTAAATCAGATGGTGTATTATCAATACCCATCCTCATAGCAGTAGAACTTTTTGTGAGTTCTATCAGATTGAAATTTGGTGATAATTTAATCGGCATTTGATTCCTTTTTCTTTCTAGGTTTTCTAGGTTTCTTAGTTGCTGGTTTCTCAGCAGGTTTCTTAGTAGCTCGTTTCTTTGGAGCTTTCTTCACTTCTGTTTCCTTAGTTTCTTCTGAAACTTTTGGTTTACGCTTTCTAGGCGCTCTTTGTTTCTTTGGTTCTGGTTCTGAAGTCTTCTTGATAGCTTCTTCTAAGACTTCAACAGCTTCTTCCAAAACTTCATCCGTTGTAGTGTGAACTTTTGGTTGTGTTTTTTCAATCTTTACAGGTTCCTCTTTTAAGTCACCCCAAAACCAACCCATGAATTTTTTCCAAATACTCATAAATCATTCAATATTCTCAAA